TAGCCGTTGGAGTAGGACATACTGCTATGTCTTGTACGTATCCGTTAAAAGGATCAGTTCCACTTAATTTGTATGCCTTAATTGGTGAAGCTTGACTTCCACTATAAACACCATACCAAAGGTCGTTTTGTCCAAAGCCATCTGTAAGTTGAGGATTACTAAACAATCTATCTCCTACCTGTAGGTTATATGGATCTACATTTACTGATATATATGCTTGGAATTGAGGAGTTGTATCGTTACAAGCATCTAAAGATGTTATACCTGCTGATGACATACTAACAGCAGTACCAGCACCACAATCTCCTATGTTCTGTGCTCCAAATAGTACTGAGTATTTAAATGCTACGTCAGGAGTACTACCAGATACATCAGATGCACCGTAGTAATAACCATCGTTTAATTGGAATTGTAGAGTATTGTCAGCATATATTCTATCTCCTGCTTCCATATCAGCTACAGTAGTGAAGTCTGTAGTATATCTTGCAGTAGAAGCAGTAGCTATACATTCTTGACCATCTACTAAGAAGCCTGGGTTAGTATAGAACTCATATATGTTCTCACAAATAGGTCCTTGTACTGAAACTAAACCAGTAGGACTAACACTCCAAACTCTATCAGAAGAACCAGAACTGATTCTGTGATACTCATTACCACCGTTATACGCAACGGTTAAGTTTTGATCTGTATAGACTCTTTGACCATTTGCAGTCCATAGAGGCATTATTGTTGAAGTCCAAACTGTTCCTGTAAAACTAGCACCACATTGGTTAGAGTTTACACTACCATCTGATATTTGTAACTCCCAAGATACTAGTGGAGTAGGAGAAGGACTAGGTGTTGGTGTTGCAGTAGGTGTAGCACACGTTACTACGTCTTCTATATATCCATTGAAAGGATCTGTACCGCTTAATTTGTAAGCTTTAACTGGACTTGCTTGACTACCGCTGTATACTCCATACCAAAGATCGTTTTGACCGAATCCTTGAGTAAGTTGTGAGTTGCCATATAGTCTATCACCAATTTGTAAGTTATAAGGATCAGCACCACCAGAAACATAAGCCTGGAATTGTGGTGTTGTATCTGTACAAGCATCACCTGAAGTAATACCTGCAGAAGACATACTAACTGCATTACCTGCTCCACATTCTCCTAAGTTTTGTACTCCATATAATACATAATACTCAAATACCTTTTCAGGTACACCATTTAAAGTATCAGAAGCACCATAGAAGTACTGATCGTTAAGCTGGAATTGTAAAGTAGCATCTGCATATATTCTATCACCAACTTGCATGTCAGCAACTGAACTAAAGTCTGGAGAATATCTTACTGTACCTGTAGTAGCATTACATTCTTCACCATCTGTTAAGAATCCAGCATTAGTATAGAACTCATAAATGTTTTCACATATCTCACCTTGTGTAGAGATTAAACCTGTATTGTTTACACTCCAAACTCTATCTGAACTACCAGAAGTAAACCTAAAGTAGTTATTACCACCAGGTAAACCAGTAGTTAAAGCAGCATCAGTATAAACTCTTGTGTTAGTAGCTTGCCATAAAGGTATAATTGTATCTGTATATACAACATCTGTTAATGTAGCAGCACATTGATCTGGATCTGTACTACCATTAGATCTGTTTATTGTCCAAACCGCTTGAGTAGGTGTTGGAGTAGGTGTTGGAGTTGCCGTAGCTGTTGGTACTATAGCTGTCGGTGTAGGCGTTGCTGTTGGAGTAACTGGTAATCCTGTCGCAGTAGGTGTAGGAGTAGGAACTCCTGAAACAGTAACATAATAAGAAGTAGTACATGTATCTGTATTAGACTGTACTACATAAAATGGATAAATCTCTTCAGTACAGTAACCGTTAGCTAATGTAGCAGCAGAAATCCCAGTAGCTATTGCGTTACTAGGATCTAATGTACTGTGGTAAAGTGTGAAGTTATTTGCTCCTACATCAAAACTACCCGATAAATATAAAGTTACTGATGCCATTTTAAATTGGTTGATCGTTTAAACACCCTAGACAGTCTAGGTATTGGTTATACAGGTTTATATCTCCATTTGATCCATCTCCTCCAGTCGATAGCCACTCATAACAATCTCCAGCTATTCCTATCGATATACCCTGAGGTATAGGACTACTAGATTGAATGTTAATTGTTAACGGTCCATCACACTGTATAAACCTTGCATAGTATATTGCTACCGGTGTTGCAGTTGGTACTGGTGTTGCAGTAGGACTAGCAGTTGGTACCGGAGTAGCAGTTGGTGTAGCCGTTGGTTGTGGCGGATTTACATTTGGTGTTGGAGTAGGAGTCGGAGTTGCTGTAGGCGGTAAAGTTGGGAACGGTGTAGGTGTTGGTCCTACTACACAATCGTCAATAGAATAACTACCAGATACAGCAAAGTTACATCCTTCGTTACTTATACCTTCAAAGTAAGCTGGATATAATTTAATTAACTCAACAGTTACTACATCATCTGCAGAAATGTTAAATCCGTCTATTTTATTGATACGATAGAAAGTATCCTTAATAAATATTCTATCGTTTAACTTAATGTCGTAATATTCGTTTTGATCGAATTGTAAATCGATTGTTATTTTAGCAGAATTCTCCCAATATAAACTCTCTATATAAGTTTTCCAATATCTATCAAATTGACTTTGACCTCCACTTAGGTTATTAGTTAAAGTAAAGTTACCGTATGTAGTATTGAAGTTAAGGTTTTGAGAACCTGCTGTTGCTGGAAACTCTGATACGTTAGCTATTGTAGAGTAACTACTACCACTAGGTAACATAGTAGCATTACTTGCTCCTCCACTTTCTCCAATCCAAAGGTTATAAGGTAATACTCCTTGTACTTTATATCCTAATCTAGGTTTAAAAGCATATGACTTAGCAGAACTATTCTCTAATTTGTAGATATGCGGTATTACAAAGTTACTTGCTTGGTCTATTTGTAAAGTACCATCACCACTCGTACCTGCACCAGTAGTATCTGGGTCAATAGGACCACCTGGTATAGTTGGAGCAAAAAGGTTTTCTATTTTCTTTTTACCTAACGATACATTATTATCTGCTATAAGTCTTAAACTACCATATTGACGGAAAGGATCTTGTTCGATAGCTATTTTTGAAAATCTATCGTTATCTTTTGCATCTGAAAGTATAAGTTCTTTTGGTTGCTCGTCAACAGTATGGTTTATACTTATTCTTGTAGCTGTATTGTATTTTTCTGTCCAGTCTTTAAACCTACCAGCTCTTACCCAATCGTCAAACGTTTGTATTTCTATTACACTTTCTTCTCCTCTTTTAGGTGTAAGTACTAAATTAAATTTTTCGATTAAACCATTAAGTACATCGATAGATTTAGTATTAGGACCCCATTGTAATCCCATTTTAACATCACTACCAATAATAGCTTGAGGAGCTATAGTACAGTTTAGCTTAGTAAGAAAGTTCCATAGGTATATATCAGCTGGATTACCAGAATTTGTTTTATAAGTAAATCCTAAAAATACTTCGTTAGTATTAGTAGTCTCAAAGATAGCTCCTGCTGATAAAGTAATTAACCTAAAGCCATCTGCTGAAGTTAAGGTTACTTCTTCTTGACCTCTTACAGTACCGCTAAAAACATCTCCAAATACTGTTCCTTGGTAGATAGTAAGTGTTAAAGTAACACTACCTCCGTAAAAAGCAGTAGGGTTATAGAAACTAACAGTACCGTTAAATGCATATTCACCTAATCCCTGTAGATCATAAACACCTTTACTAGCATTTAAAGCACCAGCAGGGTCAACAAAAGCAGTATTTGTAGGAACATGTACTATAGTTTGAGTACTTAACGGTTCTTCAATTATAAAGTTAGATGAACTTACAAAACCGTATTGTCCTGTTGCTACTGAATTTGGATCTCCTACTATACCTAATTTTTCTTGTGCCTTAGGTAGTATGTATAGATCATCGAATTTATTTGTATCTTCTATTGAACCTGTCCACCTAAAATTAACTTGGTCAAATATAACATCTAAAGTATCTTTGACTTTTACTGCAGGTATTAACTGGTTAATTTGTAGAGGGGTAAAAGGATTGTCTAAGTAGTTACCTGAACCTCCTGTACCGTTAAAAGAGAACCAAGGTAGCTGTATTTGGTCTGGACTATCAAATCCATAACAAACCATAGGGTAATAAACTGAACCAGAAGATAAAGTATTATCCCAACTACCGGTAAAGTTAGCAAAAGATAACTGGTGATCATAAGCATCCCAATTACCATCTTGTATAAGTTTGCTACCAATTGCATCGTTAAATGTAATTACTTGGTCAGTTATACGACATTTGTACGTTACGTATCCTTGATCATCTGTAATAATCTCTATCAATTGGAACTGACCGTCTAAGACCGTCTCTCCGTTATTAATAATGTATCCTGGTATACTGTTATAAAAAGCAGGAATGTCGGTGGCTCCGACGTTGTATCCGTGTTTAAAGAATCTATTGTTTCTCTTGGTACCTGGTAAGTCAAATTGCTGACTACCTACACCAAAAAATTTACCTATAGCCTGATTCTCAACATTCGATATGTCTATCCTTAAAGGGATATTTGAATCGATGTCTAAATCGTAGGTAGATCCTTCGTATTTTACTCTTATAATAGTATCCCCAGTCATTATCTACTAAGTCTTTGGTTTGCGTATTCGTACTGTATTTCGTATTGGAATGTTTTCTGAGATCTTGTATTGGTATAATGCTGATAAGAAGCGTTAGTTATAACAATAGGTATAAACTGATTGTTTTGTTGTACAAACACAGATGGTGACTCTAACATCTCACCTAACCATTCAGCATGTTCTTGGTCTAACCAATCAGATACAACCATATACTTATCGGTATATTTTAGGTTGTAATAATCCTTACCTCTGCTGTTTGGATTGTATTGTGAGAAGTTACTACTATAGTCTACATTTGGCCTTCTTAGAGACTCTCTTTGAATGTCAGTATTACGCTGAACAGGTAAGTTAACACCAAAGTAGTCAAAGAACCCGTAATTATTTACAAATGCAAACCTTACTCTATCGTAATTTGCACAGTCATCTTTTTGGAATGTAAATACTTCATTTGCTTTAGCGGCATAAGCAGCAGTTACAGTTACTGTATTATACTGTCCGGTAAAGCCTATATTTTGTGTTGATACTGGTATGGTTACAAATCCATTAGCAGGGTTATAAACTACTGTAGGTCCTGGATTGTAATCTACTGTAACAGAGTTTAAATCTCCTCCGTTATAATATGATATTGTATTGTAGTCTGTATAAGCTAATTTATTACCAGATGAAGGTAAATTAGTCATAGCTCTTGACGAAGTATCAAAGTTATATGTACTGCCGTTATTTGGATCTACTACTGCACCGATTACCTCTACCGGTGTACCAGTTACTGCAGGTGCTCCTATTGAACCTTGACCGTTATAGATATCTACTGAAGAAGATAAAGATGTACCGTATTCTTCTCCAAAATAAATTACAAAGTCTTGTACTGATTGTACAGCAGATGTATCTGTGGATACTTTTTGGTGGTTATCGTAAGAGATATAGTCGTTTAGTATTCTAGAAGGATCAAAAACAGCTGCACCGTCTGGGTTAGGATATTGTTTTACTCTGGATACTATCTCTCCATTTTGAGTAACATCCATAATGTATTGCATCTGTGGTTGTGCTGACTCATCTGAAGTAACAGTATAGACTAAGTGGGTGTAAACACCATTAGGATATGTCGGTTGGTTTTGTATTGATATTGCCATTACTTTTTGTCAAATGTTATGTCAAACATATTTTCTATTTCGTCTAATATAGCTTTTTCTACGTCAGAATCGAATCTAGTCTCTGCCCAAGCATCGTTAATAAAAGGCTGTGCTGCCATTTTATATGTACCGTCGTTAACAAACTGACCGTAATACACCATTTCTGCCCTACCTTTTACCGTGTCTCTCTTTATATCTGCAAAAGTCTTTATACTCTTCTTTAATCGTCCTGTTCTAACGGGAGCCAAAGACTTCATATTCTTTTCGAAATCCTTAGCAAATAGCTTTATCGCTTTTTTTAAATTCTTTGCTCCCATATTAACAATCTATTTCAGTATTATCACAGCCATAAATCGAGTGTATATACCAATTATAGGTACCTGTTGCTTGTACTAGTTTGTATTGGTGTGACCAATCATCACCTGGTGGATCTTGAGGACCATCTATGTATAGATATTTAACTTGCTGGTCTGGTGATTGAACAGCTACTGGGTCATTTAGGTTAGGTGAGTTATATATCTGACCGGTACTACCAGTTATTCTACAATAGAACTGTCCTTGTGTTGGTGCACCATATACCCAATAGTCTTTAACTTCGTCTTTTACATTGTCACAATCACCTACAAATGAACTAGATTGGAATGAAGCTGATACCGGTTGACCAATAAATGTAAACCATTCAGGTGGTAATGTAGGAATAGGGGTTGCTGTAGGTGGAATAGCTGTAGGTTGTGGTATAGTTATGTTACAGTCAATAGCATCTACATCTTGGAAGCTAATTAAACATCCTGGTGCTGCACCTACTTTAACTATATATACTTCATCTGTTTGCCATATTGGTGCCCATTCATTTGGACTACCTTGACAGTTTGTATACTGAGTAATTAAATCACGTTGTGTATAAGGTACTGCTCCTTTTATGTTAGCCGGGAATGGTTCTCCTGGGTTTGTTTCGGCTGCATATACTATATCTCCTAAATTCTCAAAGTTATTACAAGCAGCAGTACTCTGAATAGACCATTTAACTGCATCTTTTTGTATCCAAAACTGTACAACTAGCGGTGTTGGTGAAGGTGTAGGTGTTGGAGTATTAGTAGGAGTAGGTGACGGCGTAGGAGTGGCTGTCGGTACTATACCTGAACATACACTATATTTTCTTGCTTCCCAATTGTCATCTGCAAACCTATCCATTATAACTTGGTAGATCTCACCCTCCTGATTATCTATAATAGTAGAGTAGTAACCCTCATAAGCTATAGATTGTGTATAAGGAGTAGTTAAAGCATTATCTGTATATAGTCTTTGACTATAAACGTTTTCTGGGAATTGCTGATTAGGATTATCTGTTACGGCATATACGCTTATTACCGATCCACTATTTTGTACTGTTGTATCACAAACCACTCCTGGTATATCAGACCATAAGCTAGCAGGTTCTAATAATGCAAACCTCTGTACAAAAGGAGTAGGTGTAGGAGTAGCGGTTGGGCTAACTGTCGGTGTTGGCTGTATTGGAGTACTCGACGGAGTTGGTGTTGGTGTCGAAGTGGCAGTTGGTATTGGAGTTGCCGTAGGTATTGTTGTAGCTGTCGGTGATGGAGTTGGGGAAGGTAATATACGAGGATAATCACAAAAGTCCCACATCCAAGGAGTAGATACTTCAATAGTAGCTACCCAACCAAATACTCTATCTTGAAAAGCTTCATTGACCGGTGAAAGGTCTGTCATGGTTACTTCGAAGACCTGTTGTTGGGTACCTCTGTTAAACCAAGCCATAAGCTCGTATATTCTTTGTTCTGTTGCAGACAATAAATCAACCGGTGATTCATCTGATAGTTTAGGAACGTCTAAAGAGTATAACTCAAAGGTTAACGTTCTGATATTATCTACCACACCCGGTGATGAGATTGGTCTTAGGTAGACATAAGGATAAGTTTTATTAACAGCATTAGCATCTAAGAAGTCTATTGTACCGGTATCAAAGGTAGATATAGCCAGAGAAGCATTAGCAGCTGAAATAAACTGATTAATTATGTATTCGTAAGAAAGGTTTTGACTAAATTGCATTATCTTCTAGTTTGTGCAGCCATCATAGCTCTTTTTTCTGCTCTTCTTATTTGTTCATTGTAATCCTTGTCTATCTCTAAATAGTTTAATACAGTAACAAAATTAACGTCGGTTATATTTGAGTCCCCTGTAATTTGTAATAGACCGGACTTAGAGAGTCCGTAAACAGTCCCGAACCAGCCGTAATGTTTTGCGAAACTAGTTCCATCTGACTCTTGAGTAGCTTCCTCGCCTTCCTCCTGCTCATCTGTTTGTCCAAAGAGAGAATATTTACCGAGTACATGTTTACGCTGTTCAAAAAAAAACTAATAGCCCCTAAAAAGATGTGAACCGGAAAGTCTTTAAACTGTTCCTCGCGCATTTTACGCTTCTTATTATCGTATTTCTCAGTATCATACCAGTCAAATACGTCCTCAACCTTATTCTTGGCCATCTTTATCTTTTGTTTTACCATAAAATTAATGGTATCAAACCTGTGATTGGTAATCGGACGGTATAAAATAGCGCAGATCTTATGCATATTGTTCTCTAGATCTTTAGCTAGGTTTTCAATATCGATAAATTCACCTAAAGATGCTTTAAATACAGGAGAGTATCCTAGTAATTCACCATTCCATTCGATGATACTATGGAATTCCTGCTTAGGATCAGCTATTCTATCGAAATGATCGGCAAGATCCTTAATAGAATCTAAAGACCAGGTACGGATATCTTCGATATCATGACCGGTTAGTATATGAACGGCCTGAATAAGACTATGGAATTTATCGGTAGAGTTGACTTTAGCCATTTGGGCGTACTGCGCAATGGATAAGAACTCAGGAATTTGTATATCTAACGTTTGCATATGGGATAAATATTGTTACTGAAATATATATTATGGGTTATTTAACAGCAAATGATACTTTAGGACGGTTATTGTTACTGACTCTACTACCACCAGGCTTAATTGTCATATCACGCTTATGCATAAATTGCTTTCTAGAGTAGTTAGCCAATAGGAGAGAATCTACATGGTCATCTTTATGTCCAGGGGCATGAGATAAAGATAG